GTCTGATCCTGTATCAATAATCAGATTTTCTGCCTCTTCTGCCGCACCACCGTAAACCAGCTTAAAGAAAACACCAGCAGAGGGGCTAGGCAAAGTCAAAGTACAGTTAGCTGACAGAGCAGGAACTACAGAGGTTCTTCCTCCATGAGCCGTTGCTGTTAGCGAAATAGCTGTTGTATCTGCTAAGGCAACTGGAGTGACCTGCAAGCCGTTTCCGTCAAGGGTGAATTCAGTTGTGACAGTACCTGTTGTACTGTTTTTGGATATGACCGTGAATCCATTCTCTGAACGGACGGGGCCATTAAAAGTTGTATTAGCCATTATGTTCTCCTGTCTAGGCTAGTGTCTGCTTACGCAGTCAGGAAAAAAAGGGGGGCAAAGCCCCCCTAGGTTTATGACGTACCGGGAGAGCCGTACACGCCAAGAGGGTCTGAGACACCAAAGCTATAACGCTCTCTAGCCTTGTAACGGACATTGCCCGTATCAAAGTCGCCATCCATAGATGTTTCAAGCGGAGTACGCTCGAAATGCTTCATTCCGTTAGGAACGTCTGTGATGACAAAGAAAGCATTGCTATCGGTCAAATAGTGGTTGACCATATAGCCTTCTGGAATAGCACCGTTATTCCTGATTGCATTGATGTCGTTATCAGCAGTGCCAACTCTTCCTGCTGATTCCAGCAAACGAGTAGCAACAAACTGTAACGCAGGTGGAACAATCAATCGTCTGGGACGAGCCGCAATCAACAATCCACGCTCATCAGTAAATGCCGCAATATTAATTACCGCATCTTCCAATGAAGTTTCGTTGAGGTCAGCCGCAGTCGCAGGACGGTTGCTGTTCTTGCCTCCGCTTACAAGCGGATGTCCATCACCGCCAGTTACACCATCGCCAGATGCAGTGAACAGGTTAACCCCGTCACCAGACTGGAATGAATTGGTGAAACCGTTGTTGAACGGATTAGCCGCTTTGACTTGCTTAGTGTAAGCCATACCACGAGCCAACGCCTTGGTGTATCGAGCAGACAGGGAATCATAGAGGTTATCCTCCATAGCTTCTTCTGTAATGCTGAATCCCAATGCAATGGTTTCATGGTTGTAACGAGCCGTAAACGACTCTTGTGCTGAGTCGTAGCTAATTGCCGCTCCCTCAGCTTTAACAGGAGCAGAGCCAAACCCTGACAACTTGACTTCTTCTTCAAACGATCTGTCTGAAGATTCAGTCTCGTACATCATGGTATGCTCGTCCTCGTACTTCTCATACTCAAGACCAAACAGGGCGTTAAGACCCGGTAAAAGCTCCTTGAGCATCTGCGCTCTTGAAATAGCCATTACTCAGTCTCCTTATATGCCAGTGGTGTTTACGTATATATGTCCCACGTTAAATTTAACGATGACATCCGTAAACGCATCACCTACCGTGCTTGTAGGGCCGTCAACAAAGTCAACGATCCTTAACGGTAGCGTGTTAGTGGTAGCCACAGTACTTGAATCAACTGCATTCTTACTGCGCCCAATAGTGGTCGAACCAGCCGTTTGAACTACCGCTACGTTGTTTCCAAGCGTAGTTTGAGCCAAAGTCGCATCTCCTTGCATTAGCATGAGAACATTCGGATCATCAAGGACATACGCCATGATGTCAGAAGCCGCAGTGCTTGCAGGGAAAGTCTGGTTAAACGTCTTCTGGTTGGTGCTAGGATCTGTATAAGAACAACCCATAAAAACACCTACAGGTGTTAGAGAAGTTGTTCCTGTGTCTTTCTCTACAGTTCCAGAACTAACCAATTTTACAAAATCGCCATAAAAGATAGCCGTGCCATAACCACTTGCAATCTTAATGTGGCGAACTTTGCCAGTAAAAGAACCGCTGGCACTAAGAGTGCCTACAGGTTCAGCCCCAGTCGGGGCGGCTGAAGTTGCCATAATTCATCTCCTAAAAATGAATGATTTAAAGATTAACCTCTTCCAAAAGTGGTGCGCGAACTACGCTCTGGTTTCAATAAAGGCATTCGCGGATCGTTCTCTTTCATGAAGCTGTTGTCAACTGATTCCATTTGTTGTGCGGCAGCAGATTCATAATACTGCTTTCGCTTGCCCATTTCTTCCGTTGGAGCCTTGCAAAGTAAAAGTCCTCCAATTTCAATGTTACCTTCAAACCGCGAGTTAACATCGGACATCACTTGGATTTCTGGGTAGTCTTCCTTCTTCACTGGAACCCAGCCCTCTCTGAATTTTTGAGATACGTTTGTATTGTCCTCATTTCCCAGAGTTGCTGTTCGTATCCAACGATGATCCCAGCCCGGTCTTGGGTCGGGATTTGGTAGTGTTGAAGGTGGAACCCATGCATCACTTGACCTTTTTTCAACTTCTCGGTCTTCTACAGACCTTGATGTGCGCTCTTCAGCCATCTTTAAACTCCTTCTTTTATGAGTTGTTTGGCATACTGCTCATTTGATAACCCTAGCCGCTTGGCGAGTTTGGCTTGGGTGGACGTTAACCTCACTTTGCGCGGTTTTGCACCATTACTCCTTGAGGAGGGTGCGACTACCGTGGAAGCCTTTCGGGAAGATGAGGGGGCTTGTCCTTCACCACCGTCTTCACCAAAATATTCTGGAAACTTGGATCGCATGGTACGATCAATTTCTTGAAAATACTCATTTGAATCTGGGTCAAACCCATGATCTTTTACCAGCTTTTCATGCACTCCGTAAGCCAGAGCCGTCATGTCCTTGTGATCTTCGCTTGTAAACCAAGGATTGTCCTTCGCCCACTGCGTTGCTTTTTCGCTAGGCTGTGGAGCCGCTGGCTGTTGAACTGGTTCCTGCTGAGGGGCAACATACTGTCCCTGTTGCGGATTCTGGTTGGCTGTTTGCTGAACATAAGCCTCGTATTGCTTTTGCCTTTGCTCTACAGCGGCAACTTGGTTGTTAGCCTCTCTTAGCTCTGCCTGAGCCGATATCAAGGCATCTTGAGCCTCAAGTAGCTTATCGGTTTCCCCTGCCTCATGTGCTGACGCATATTGACCTTTTGCCTTCTCTACCGCTAAAGCCGCACGATCCTTGATCTGGGTAACCAACATGGCTTCGCCATTGCGAATCACATCTTGATATTGCTGGTTCTGTTGTTGCAAGTTCTGGGCTACACGAACAGCCTCTTCACGCATCTTCTCAGCGGCTTCGCGCTGTCTACGTTCTTCATGCTGTTGATAGCGCAACTTGTTAATACGCTTTTTAACTTTATCGCTGTAGCCTTCAAGCTCGTCCTCTTCGGACTCTTCTTCCTCTTTGACTTCAGCTTTTTGTGGAGGTCGCCTGTCTTCCTCTGGCCTGTCATCCACTATCTCTACATCAGGCACTTCTTCCTCTTCGCCTGAGTTTCCAATTCTTGTTCTTACTCCAAGAAACTTTTCTTCAAAAGAAGTTTCTGTTGTTTCTGGTACTGCGGCTTCTTCACTCATGCTTTAATCACTCCTCTAGGATCATCAACAATGGCTTCTACGCTATCATCATTGATTAGCCTAAACTCCTTGCCGTGAATCTTGATTCTTGTTCCAGAATAAGAGCGCATAATAATAAAGTCGCCTTCCTTGCAATAAGCACCGTTAGGAAAACGCTTTTTATCTGCGTAGGCATCTGGCCCTAAAGCCATTACAAAACCAACTATAGATCCGATTTCTTCAAGATCGAGTGTCTGTTTTGCCTTGATTATGCCGCCTTCTGTCTTTTCTTCTGGCTCAGGTAACGCTATGAGTATTTTATAGCCTTGCGGTCTTGGTAGCTGGTGAGCTTTGTCAGGCTCTGTCTCGTCAACCGTTTTTACTGCTTCCATAATGTTCTCTCTTGCACTGGATGTTTGTGTCCAGAGTCACTTTGCACCACGTTATGTGGAGAAACTATTCGCCCTCAATCCTCTTATCAAGATCAAGAAGCTCTCTTTCTGCTACTGCCAAGCCTTTAATTATGCCTGTGCAGTGCTGATATTCACTAAAGTCTTTGCAACCACCGCCCGAAATATGATCTGCCATTTCGTTCATCTGTTTACGGATTTCATCCCGCAAAATCTGCAATGCGTTTATTGCTAACCTGTCAGTCATTAGAATTGTCTATTATTTTTTGAGCCATGTCTATGCCTATTTTTGCTCCTTCTATCAATTCTTTTGACTGTATTTCTTGTTCTTTAATCATATCTGAAGCTAGTTTTGCTTGTAGACGTTGCTCTTCTATTCTTTCCTGCTGGGTCATTTTGCTTATTTCAAGCGCAGTTTTTTGTTGATTCTTCTGCAAATCTAGCTGTATTTTCGCCATTTCTGCCTGAGCTTTTGCCGCAGCTTCCTGTTCCTTGATCTGAAGCTCTTTCTGTTGCATCTGAATGACAGGATCTTGCATTTGTTTCGCATTTTGCTCTGCCTGAGCCATTTGTTGGGCTTTTCCAGTCAACTGGGCCGCGGCAGGAGCCACAAGTTTGGATATTCTAAGCTCAATGTCCTCTGGAAGTGGCTCATTAGGCGGTGGTAGTGGCACACCAAGCTCTTTTTCGATTTGTTGGCGGTATGCGAAGGCTAAATGCTCTGCAATGTGCGCTTGAGTAGCCGCCATCACCTCTTTTGCCTTCGGATTCTTCGACATTACCTCCATAATCCGTGGATCTTGCATACCAGAGGTGTGTGTAAGGATATGAGCCTCGTGATCTTGGTACAAAAAGGCTTTTACAGGCTCTCCTGTCACCAATTTCATGTTTTCTGTCACTGGATCGGTTGGCAATATCTCATTTTCAAGCGGAACAATCTTTTCTGCGTCCCTGATTCCAAGAATTTCCAGCATTTGACGGTGTAAAAGCGGTAAATCGTACATCTGGGGTGCTTGAGAGGCCAGTTGTAGTGCCGCTTGGTACTGCATAATGCGTTGAGCCATCGTTCCAGAGTTAGGATCGCTTACTGGGATGATATCTACACGCTCATCAAAGTCTTCTGAAGCCAGAGGATCGTCTACCAAGTCGTATGGATAGGTTTCTGGCCCGTGATTTCTGACAATTTCAGCCAGAATTTTAAGTTCTGCGCCTACAGAATGGTGAACTCGCGCCTGTACCGCGCTCAACACCTTCATTTCACGCTCTAAAACAGCTAAAGTGGTTCCTACTGGGGCTTCGCCATTGATGTCTGCCGCCTTTACGTCTGCCGCTGATGCAAATCTACGCCCTTCATTGACAATATCGCCCAGAAGCTGATACAGGACGTTAGAAGGCTCTTTATAAGGGAGGAAAGAGATGTTATCCCGTATCGCACCACTAGGAACATCCACATCCCGAAACTCACCGGGCATAATCGGAGTCTCATCACCCTTTATTCTAAGCCCCCTAGCCTTCAAACCACCGGGAAGATTAGCCAGAGTTCCTGCATCTACCAACTGCCGTAGCAATGAAGTGGCTGATTTAGACAGCCCACCAATCATATGAACCAGACCAAAGCCGTAAAAGCCAAACCCCGGCAGGTATTGGTAGTGTACGAAGTGCTGACGAGGCATCTTTTTGGGATCGTCCTCGTACCAGTTGCGCCTGATGGACAGTATCTTTCTTGACGACTTCTCTATAGTCACTACATAGGGAAGCCCGATACCTGTCGGTTCGCCCATGTCCATGTCTTCAAACCCTACCAGATCAATATGCACATGCATTTCAAGCAGGGTATGTCGGTGGTCGTACTCGTAATTGTCCGAATCACCTGTTAATCGGTTGTATTTTTCCTCGATCTCGCTAATGTCAGGCTCTGGCTGGGACAAGTCCACATCAGAATAGAATCCTGCAACCTGTAATTTCCTGATTTCGTTAGCTGTCTTCTTCATAACGTGCGTGGCACGTTCACATGTCTCTAGGTCTGCGGTT